TGGATTTGGTCGGGTTCACTAGCTGCTTTCGCACGAGTTGTTAAACTTCGTACCGATCCTCACAGCCAATATGAAACCAGTCTTGTGGCTCACGGTATTAAGTATAACCTAGATAATCTTTTCCCCGTATCAACTAAGGCTTTACTAGCCTATGACTGATAAAGTTTTAATTGACTCAGATACTCTTGCTTATAGAGCAGTAGTAGGAAAAGATGATGAACCTCTAGATAATGTATTAGATGATCTGTACAACAGTTGTCAACAAGTTCTTGGAGAACTGCCTGAGTGTGAGTTTACTCAGTTTTATCTTACTGGCTCCGATAACTTTAGAAAGACTTCTTATGATTGGTACAAAGCTAATCGAGCTTCCACTCCTAGACCAGTTCATCTAACTGAAGCAAAGCGTTTTCTTGAGAAAGAGTTTGGAGCAGTTTGGTCAGTAAATCAGGAAGCCGATGACGATATTGGAATTGAAGTGTTCCGCGAACCTAATAGTAAGGTACTTATTGCTCACATTGATAAAGACCTTAATCAGTTTCCGGGAACGCATTATAACTATAATAAAAAAGAGTTTTACGAAGTAACTGAAACCCAAGCCCAGCAATTTTTTCTTCATCAAATGGTGCTTGGGGATAAAGTAGATAACGTAGAGGGGTTTGATGGTCTAATACGACCAGCCTATCCAAAGAAGTTTAAATACATTGAAGACACAATCAATAGTGAAACTGATTTTCTAGAAGGACTCCGCTTTGTTTGGGATTTGTACAACCATCACGGACGAGAACACCTTTTTCACGATATAGCAGATTGCTTGTGGCTTCTGAAAGAACCGGAGAAAAATTGGAAAAAACTTGAGATCAAAATTTGAGGAAGAAATTGCTCGTAAGTACCCAGAACTAGGATACGAACAAGATAAACTAACTTATGTAGTTCCAGCTAAAAAACGAACGTACAATCCAGACTGGACCGTGCGAGATGGAGTGTTTATCGAGAGTAAAGGTAAGCTTGACCGAGAAACAATTGAAAAGATGCTTCTTGTCAAAGAACAGAACCCAGACAAAACAATCTATATTTTGTTTCAAAAAGGGAACAACAAAGTTCGACGGGGGTCTAAGACTACCTACCTTGAGTGGGCAAAGAAGAACGGATTTGAAGCTGCATGTTGGCAACAAACCCGAGGAGAAATACCAAAAGAGTGGTTAGAGGAGAATAACAACAAAAATGAGTAAGAAACTATACCTTGTACTAGAACGCACACCCCTTTTCTTTCTTGAAAATGAAATGGTGAATCTAACTGATCCTGAACTAGAAGTATCAGATGAGTTCTATGAATCCTATCAAGAGATTGAAAACAACTTCCGAGTAATTCAAGAAGCTCTGTTTCACATGTACCTAGAATCTCAATTAGAAACTCAACAAGAGATTTCAGGAATTCCAGATGAAGAAGATGAATTCATGCTACAACCAGTCCATGACTCAAACAAACTACACTAAAAATGACAAAACACCTAGTTCTACCTGATTGTCAAGTAAAACCGGGGGTTCCATTAGATCACCTTACTTGGGCTGGTCGCTATGCGGCCTCCAAGAAACCTGATGTAATTGTTTGCATCGGAGACTTTGCCGATATGTCTTCCTTATCTTCTTACGATGTTGGTAAGAAATCCTTTGAAGGAAGGAGTTACAAAGCTGATATTGAAGCCGCTGCGGAAGGAATGAGGATGTTTCTTGATCCCATTCGAGAACTACAAGCTCAACAGCGCCGTAACAAAGAGAAGATTTATCGGCCACGTCTAGTGATGACTCTTGGTAACCATGAACAACGTATTCTACGCGCTATTAACGATGATCGAAAGTTGGAAGGACTTATCTCTATTGATGATCTTCCGTACAAAGATTGGGAAGTATATGACTTTCTCGAACCTGTGGTGGTGGATGGTGTGTGCTATTCCCACTATTTCAGTTCTGGTCAGCTTGGGCGTCCTTGCGTTTCTGCACGGGCTATTCTAACTAAAAAGCACATGTCGTGTTTTGCTGGCCACCAACAAGGGCGAGATATTGCGTACAGCCAGCGTGCTGATGGGACAAACATGACAGCAATTATTTCTGGGTCCTTTTATCTTCATGATGAAGATTATCTAAATCCACAGACTAATAATCACTGGAATGGTATTTGGATGCTTCACGATGTAAAAGACGGGCAGTTCGATGAGATGCCTGTGTCCATCTCTTATCTAAGAAAGAAATATGGATAATTGGGAACAAAATAAAAAATTTTGGGAAGAAGGAAATTTGACAAAAGCAAGTGAAACTCAAGTAGGCGGGTCGCACTATAAGCATTTTAAGATTCAACCGTACAAGTTTTGTTATGAGAACAACCTAAACAATCTTCAATCAGAAGTTATTTCTTATGTTGCTCGGTATCCTTTTAAATGGAAAGACAACGTAACCAAGCAAATTGAAGACCTAGAAAAAGCAAAACATTCAATTGAACTTCTTATCGAACTAATTAAAAATGAATCTAACTGATTACACGTTTTTTACCCGTATTACAGCAATCTATCCTGAGAAACAGGCGCTAGAGTATCTTGCTCTTGGTCTGTGTTCTGAAGCTGGTGAGTTTGCTGGTAAAGTAAAAAAGCTTATCCGAGATAACTCTTGGGATCGTACAGCAGCAGAAGCTGAAATCGGAGATGTCTTTTGGTATCTGTGCCGACTGTGTGATGAACTAAACCTTAATCCTGAAACTATTCTTCAACAAAACTATGAAAAACTTTCTTCGCGCCTCGCTCGCGGTACTCTGTCTGGGTCTGGGGACTTTCGCTAATGCTAATCCTGAACTAAAGGATTGCTCTAGCAAAGCCATGTTTAGCAAGCAAGTAGCAAACGCTAAATATATGGGTTGGACTCTTCAAGAAGTCCAAGAAGCTATTAAAAAAGTTTTACAACGACCTGAGTATCTAAGCCTTAGTCCAAGTGAGAAAGCTCAACTAGAAGTCCAAGCTGTTATTGCTTATCACAATAAAAAAGCTCCGGATGATGTATTTAACGAAGTTCTGCACAAGTGTATGAAAGGTGTGGGTGAAAGCTAATGTTTGATCCTTTTACTGCTCTTGCTGCGTTAGCTCCACTTGTTGTAGAAGGAGGTAAAGCAGCTATTCAACGGTGGCTTGCTCCCGAAACGTTCAAGCCAACTAACATTGATGACTACGTAAAGATTAAAGAACTTGATCTTAATCTCTTTAAAGCCATTAATGATGCTGGTGGTACTAACCCTACTTATCTGTGGGTAGAAGCTGTTGTACGGCTTATGCGCCCTTTTGCAGCGGCTATTGTACTAGGTACTTGGGGAGTAATGCAGCTTGCTGGAATGCCTGTTTCTGATGCTGTAACTAACTTTGCAGCTTGCATTGGTTTTTACCTTTTCGGCGATCGCTCGCTGTTTTACGCACGGAACAACATCAAGTAACAAAGAAAGTATGACGCTTAAAAAAGACGTTATAAAAGATAAGAAAGATTCCCGCCCTTCTCGTAAGGGCGTTATTTTTCGTGAGCAGAATAAAGACTGGAAACAACAAGTAAAAGAATACAAAGAAAAGAATGCAAATAAATCGGTTTAAAACACAATTCGCAGAAAACATTTTTAAATTTAAATATGCACAAGGACCTAACGACACTTGGGATGCCCTCGCCGAGCGGCTTGTTGAAGATGTGTGTGGTAGTCGATGGGGAACAGATCGACCACTCATGTCTAAGTCAGATCGTGACCAACTTGCTCAGTGGATTAAAGAATTTAAATTCGTACCGGGTGGTCGGTATCTCTATTATGCAGGTCGGACTGCGAAGTTTTTCAATAATTGTTACCTTCTCCGAGCAGAAGAAGATACACGAGAAGAATGGAGTAAGGTAACTTGGCGAGCAATGTCTTGTCTTATGACTGGTGGAGGTATTGGAATTGACTACTCTAGACTTCGTGCGAGTGGAAAGCCTCTTTCGAGAACTGGAGGTACGGCTTCGGGGCCACTACCTCTCATGTCAGCAATTAACGAAATTGGGCGAAACGTGATGCAGGGCGGTTCACGCCGTTCAGCTATCTACGCCTCCCTCAATTGGGCACACGAGGATATTCCAATGTTCCTCGAAGCAAAGAACTGGTCACCTGAAGTTCGAGAACTAAAGAGTAAGGATTTTAATTTTCCGGCTCCGCTGGACATGACTAATATCTCCGTTAATTATGATGATAATGCTCTTGGGGCGACATCGTGGGCAACTGGAGAATTTACTACTAGTTTAGCTTCTAATCCAGTTTTTCTACAGAATTGTCGTCAAGCAATGGAAACCGGAGAGCCGGGATTTAGTTTTAATT